TTTCATCATGGCCGAAAATCTCAGATTTCATATTTTTTAGAAAAGAAGAGAACATTTTTGATTTTTTAGCTATAATTTTATGAGAAACACCAGTTTTTTCACTTATAACTTGGACTATATCCTTATATTTTACTCTTTTTTTCCTGCCTTTATTATCAAAGCTTTTAGCCATTGTTTTTATGTAATCTTTCAAGATTTCAGTAAAAGCTTCTTCATCTATATCTTTTTCAGATTCTGCTTTTTTTAATAATTCAGAAAAATGCCTCCTGGCTTTTCTAACCTCATTAGATTCTTTCCTGTATTGTATTTTTGTTTTAGCTCCGACTTGATCGATTACATCAAAAGCTTTATCGGGAAAGTTTTTATTACTTAAAAACGACTCACACAAGTTTAAGATATTATCAATATCTTCTTCTTCATACTTAACGCCGTGAAAGTCTTCGTAATAAGGTAAAGCATTAGTAATTATATTTTTAGTTTCTGCTTTTGAAGGCTCTTCAACTTTGATTTGTTCAAACCTTCTCTTCATTGCTGAGTCTTTTTCAAAAAACTTTTTATATTCTTTAGGTGTTGTAGCACCTATACATTTTATTAAACCTCTGGCTAGAGCTGGCTTCAGCATGCTTGATGCATCTATTGCGCCTTCTGAGTTTCCAGCACCTATGATTGTATGTATTTCATCAAAAAACAGTATGAGATGATCTTCATTTTCTACTTCTTTTAGTAGCGCTTTAAATCTACTTTCAAACTCTCCTCTATATTTAGTACCAGCTATCATTGAGCTAATGTCCACAGAAAATATTTGTGTTAAAGACATGTGTTGAGGTACTTGTTGATTAACTATTTTTTGAGCCAAACCCTCAATTATAGCAGTTTTACCTACGCCAGCTTCACCGACTAAAATAGAATTGCTTTTATTCTTTTTTGATAATATTTCAATAAGTTCATTTATTTCACAATCCCTACCTGAAATTACAGGATTTTTTTTACTTAGAAACTCATGATTCAAATTAATACAATATTTATCTAAAGACCCGCTTGATCCAGCAGATTTATGCTCTTTAATTCTCTTAGTTTTTTTTGTTTTTCCCTCTATATGTAAAATATTTTTAACTTGATCTCCTGAGGGTATGCTTGTTTCTAAAACATGAGATTCAATTATATCTTTTACATATTGCAGGTCTGTTCCATTTTTAATCAAAAATTCTACAAAAGAGCCGCTCATATCTATTATGACATATAAAATGTGTTCAACTCCTATAAAATAACTGTCAAAGTTATCAGAAAACTCTTTAGCAAAAAATATTACTTCGTTTATTTCATCGTCCCAGCCCTGCTTTTTATTATTGAATAAGTCTGGACTGGTTTTACAAAAATCTTCAAATTTTTTCAAAAACTTTTTATTATTAAAATCTACATTGTAGGATTTTAACTTCATTGCACAACTATCAGATAAGTTTGTTATGCAAGCGTAAGTTAAATGAGAAACGTTTACAAGTGTATGATTTTTAGATTCAGCAAAAGATTTTGCATCTTTTATACACTTTTTAGCTTTTGGAGTAAGATTATAATCTGTTAAACCCATCATAATTATTTACACTACTTTATGTCAGAAAGCTTCAGATAGATTTTATCTTTTAGCGGAATTATCTTATCTATAAAGACAACATCATCAGAAACTGTACCATGTATTATCACTATGTCTGTTTTTTTTGGTAATTTTTTACCAGAATTCATATAATTTGTTAATCTTTGTTCTCTACCTGAATCCAGGAATAATGCATTAACAGTGCCACTTTCATCTTGTAATTGTAGTCTAGCATATTTATTACCATTTTTACTAGTTCTTTTTATTATATCTATAAGAACACCAACAAACTTCACATTTGAAATATCAGGCATGAAGTTATCTCTGTCATCTATAATTTCACCTGCTGATGTAAAATCATCACCGCAATCAAATATATCCCTAAGGTTGTGTGAGTAACTATATCCAAGAAGCTTTTCTTCAAAATGCCAGTTTGCATACTTTAGGTGGCTTTTATTCATCTCATAAATATTTTTATAAGGCTCGTATTTTTTCTTGAATGTTTGGAATCTACGATCAGTGAACAACGCTCTGTTATCATCTCCAACAGATTTACTTTTATAGCTATCATGTATTGAGGTTAGAATGTCAAAATCATACTTTTTACCTAGCTCTATAAAATTTCTTTTTTCTCGATCTGTTAAGATATTGAATGTTTGAGCTTCAAGAACTAATCGGCATCTATTTGTAGAAACAAAAGAGTCTAAAAGACCTGCTTGTATTAAAGCAGATAAAACACCAATGTTGAGACCTGCTTGCTTAGCTGAAATAAAAACTTCATATTTATTGTCAAAAGAATCTTCTCTAAATTCTAGGAGAGACAACAAAACTTTATCTGAAACACCTTTGATTGAATTTAAACCATATCTTATATCTTTACCCTCTATCTTAAAATCAATATCAGATTTATTTAAGTCTGGAGGCAGAAGTTTTATATCAAAGTAAGAAAGCTCTTGGCTTATCTTTGCTATTTCTTCATGGGAATTAGGTTCGTATTTAGCGTACTTCAATAAGCTTAAAAAGAACTCCTGAGGATGATTGAATTTTAAGTAAACAGTTACGGCAGCTAGATAAGCATAACTTATAGAGTGAGATTTGTTAAAAGAGTAGTTTGCAGAATCCTCGGCAACTTTCCACAAAACTTCACCTATCTTGGGGTCTAATTTATTTTCTTTTATCTTATCATCAATTTTTGCTTTCCAAGCTGGCATCTGATCAACTTTTTTCTTGCCAATAATTCTTCTTAATTGTTCAGATTCGTCTAGACTAAACCCTACTTTTACAGCCATCTTCATCAACTGCTCTTGGTACAACGGAATGCCTCCAGTATAGCTCAATATGTCATCAAAATACTCGTGAACAGACTGGAACTCACCAGTCCTAACATAATCAGCATATAGATCTTTAAAATCTAAAGCCCCAGGTCTCGCAATAGCTACAACCGCAGATAATTGTTCCAGGTTTTGTGGGGCTATAGTTTGACAAACCTTAAAGTTTGTTTCAGCTTCAATTTGAAATAATCCTTGAGGACTTTTCAATATTTTTAACGCTGCATAGATTGATGGGTGATGAGGATCTATAGATGATTGAGTTATACCTAACTGCTGGCAAACATCATTGACAACAGATAATGTTCTAAGACCTAGTATATCAAACTTGACGCTCAAACTAGCGACATCATTCATATCATATCCAGAAACTAAAGCTCCATCATTAGTTAACTGTAGTGGCATTATATCATTTAAATCATAATATGATATTGAAATACCTGAAGGATGAACTCCTGTATTCTTATTAAGACCTTCTAACTTTTTGGCTATTTCAAAAGCTTTGCTGTATTTTTTTGCATGCTTTTTAAAAGACTCACTTTCTTCATAAGCAACATCTAAAGATGCAACTTTACCAAAGTGTTTTGGTATGCTATCGCTAATTATGTTTACATTAGTCTCAGAAAGCTCTTCTACTATCTTACCACACTCTTTCATGCATAGCTTTCCACTAAGAGTATTAAGTGTTAAAATTTTAGATGTTCTACCTTTAAATTTTTCTTCAATATATTCTATGACTTCAGCTCTTCTGTCGTAAGAGATATCGTTATCAACATCAGCAAGCAAACTTCCATCAAGATATATTTCTCCCTTGTGTTCTATTTTTCTAGCTCGGCTTTTAGATACAAATCTCTCAAAAAATAAATCATGCTCTATTGGGTCTATATCAGTGACTCCGATTACGTAAAGAACTAATGATCCCGCAGCGCTACCTCTACCAGCTCCAACTGGTATTTTATTTTCTATACAAAAGTTTATAATGTCCCAGTTGAGTAAAACATAATCAATAAAACCAAGCTCTTTAAATATATCAAGTTCCTCTTTTAGCCTACCGTAGTAAACCTTAGCATTATCTTTTGTGTCTATACCTTTTTGTTTAACTTTTTCAAAGCAAAGTTTTCTTAAAAATTGATAATTACTTGCATCTTGTGTAGCTCCAACTTCATCATAGTATTTTTTTTCTATGTTAATTTTTGGTAGTTTTACTCCAACTGGAAATGGAACATCATAAGCTGTATATTCTTTTATGTTCATAACTCTAAATCAAATAATTGTTTTTTGAAGATCTTAAAGTTCATTTCAATATCATACATGGCATCATGAAGCTTTTTAGGATCATGCGGTATGTTATATTTTTTTAACAAAAAACCTTGAGATGTTTTTAGACCTCTTTCTTTATAATTTAAAAGTCTGTACTGCCAAGTTATAAAGTTTTCACCGTTGTATGGTATTTCTTTTGCTATGGCTGTAGCTAAAGCCTTTGTATCAACAATTCTATTTATATATTCTTGATTTAAATCGCGAGACATCGCTCTACGCCAAACGTCAACCATATAGACATCAAAGCCTAATAAATTTTGACCTACAATCAAGTTTCTTTTGTCGAAAAGAACTTCAGAAAACTCCTCCCAAACCTTATTAGGAGCCAAGCTTTTTTTGTTATATTCTTTCATAGAAAAGCCTGTGACTTTTGCAGCACCTTCTGACACATTTAGATTAGGCCAATGAATAAATCTATCGCATTTTGCAATTATGTTATTACCTTCTGCTAAAATCCAGGCAATTTGCCAAGGTCTAGATTTTATTAAATTTAGACCCTCAGTCTCAGTATCGAAAATTACATACCTTTGTTTTTTATCAAATCTTAAATTATTATTTGTCATCAGCTAATTCTGTATATGATTCAAAACAAAACTCGTCACTACCAAAGTGGTCTAAATTTGGACAGCTCAAAGTAGAAGGTCTGCCAAATTTTCTGCCACAAATTATTTTGTATGTTTGTAGAGCTTCAACATCATTTTTATTTTCATAAAGGATGGTTTTAACTTTTTCAACATGATGGTTGTCTTTGCAGTATTCATCCACATATTTATTAAGTATTTTATCAAAAGGCAAATTATTATTTTCTACCCAAAAGCTTGGGTTTATGTTTGTAAAATCAGGCACACAATTTTTTAAGTAAAATTTATTTTTATAAATAAAAGAATCATAAAATGGTATTACTAACCCTAAATTATCTTGCTCCCAAATAGAATTTAAGTAACTAAAATCTACCTTGCTATTACCTTCAAGTTCTTTGAAGGAGTAAATTTTATTTAAAACTTTACAGCCATCATCATTTTTTGCTAGTATTACAATTTTGTGATCTGAATTATAATCATCTTCTTCTACATCGTTACAGCAAGTTAACCTAAGGCCAAACACTAAATGAATATTAAGTTCTTTGCATAAGTTATGGCACTTTACAAAGCCAGTCATAGAGTCTTCAACTAATAAAAGAAACTTATTTTCCTGGGTTTTATGAAGCTCTAATATTTTCTCTATAGTTAATATACTTTTACCTATTGAGTATGTTGATTTGAATACTGGGAGCATTCCGTAAGAGTATCATCCATTATTCTGTTGTCAATAACAATGTGCAGGGCAACCCTCATAATATTTAATTTCATATGTGCAGCCATCTGGGATTAGATCCTCTGTAAAATCTTCTTCAAAATAAGAAGCTATAACATCTCCATTTTTATTTTTGACATGATAGTAAAAAAAATCAAATTTCATAGAACAGTGCCATTTGGGGCTGCCATCTAACTTAAGTTCTCCTTTTTGTTTAGCAAAACCACAAAGTAACTTGCCAGTAAAAGAGCCATCATTAGGAAAGCCTTTATAAGCGGCAAAATTAGATTCGGCATGCTTACGAGAAAAATTATCTAAATACTTTTGTATTTCTGTCAATTGCAGCTCAAAGCCATATAATTCCTCATCATCTAAGGGTTTCATTTGCATCAATCCTGAGTTGGATGACTGATTATCTAAATCAAATTTTAAAAATAAAAATTCACTTACTCTTTCGGAATATTCTGGAAATAGATTTTTTACAGCAAGACTGTACATTAGGTCTTGTAAGTTGTCTGTTGCGTCCTTACCTTTGAAAACAGACTTACTTGTTTTAAAGTCTCTAATCAAAGCAAACTTTTTCTTCTTATAGAGAAATAACTTGTCTATAAACCCTCTTATCTTATATGATACTTCTCCATCATTTTTAACTATTTCAAAATCTTTTTCAGAATATTCTTTTGTTGGTTTACCTAAGTCGCCGCCAAAGAAATCATAAGTTAGACCATTATAGGTCATTTCTTTTATAAGCTCTATGTTTTCAGGGTCGTCTACTTCATCTCTAACAGCATGTTTCATGACGAGCCTTTTTATAGATGGAACTGCAAAGATGTCTTGAGCTTTTACAATTTTGTTATAATATTTTTTCCTCTTCTTCTCTCCTAGTAGTTCAAAGATTAAATGGCATATAGAGCCTCTCTTAGCGCCATCATTACTTTTATCAGGTAAATTTAGCTTGTACTTACACCAATATAGCCAAGAACAAGACTGTGCGGTCTTAATTCTGCTTGCAGAAAGTGGTGTCTCAGGACGATTCATTGCTTAACACTAACGAAGTCTTTATCTCTTTTTTAGTGAAGCAAGTTTTGTTGTCTTTAACAAATTTTAAAATATATTCTAATTGTTTTAATTGTTCTATCTCTTGAGATAACCAATCATTTAAATTATATTTTGCTACATGAGCATCACCAAAATCATTATATGGTTTTGGTGGGAATTTTACACTTAATATATTTAAATCAAAGTATTGTGATAATTTTAAATAATTTTTAATAGCCGCAATAAATCCTCTATTGTCCTCACTATTGTCGTCATTATTAGTAGAAATAATAATCCGATTGATTGGCATACTACTAAGATAAGAAATAATATTGCTGTTAACAGACAAGCCAAAAATAACCAAAATGTTTTTAATGCCTTGTTCATATAATGCTAATGCGTCTCCTATGCTTTCAACTAAAATTACTTCTTGTTTTTCTAAAATAAACTCAGATACTTCAGTTTTTATATTAAAAACTGGGTAAACCCAGCTATTTCTTTTACCTATGTGTTTCCATTTAGGATAATCATTATTGTCATCAACTTTTCTTCCTGAAAATCCAATAATTTGTTTTTCTCTATTATATATAGGAAAAACCATTCTTCTATACATTTTGCCTACACCAGCTAATCCAACATCAAACTTTTTTTGAGTTTCTTCTGATATAAGTTTATTGTTATAAAATTTATAATTTGGGAATAAATTTTGCAGACAGTCTTCAGGGTAAATTTTTTCCATTTCTAATGCAGCTTTTTTCTTGTAAGTTTTTACATCACTAAGATTTACTTTAGATAATACACTTTTTAAATCTGTGCTATTGTCTTTTAAGGTCGCTTTAAGTAAAGCCTCAAAAGGTTTAGATCCTTTGTTTTCAACAAAATCCATCCATACGCCTGTATTCTTGTAGATTTTTAAGGCTGTTTTATTGTCTCCATCCCTATAAAGAGCTTGAGTTCTCCAGTGATCACCGCAGTCAATTAGCTTGTAGCCTAAGCTCTCCAATATCTCCTGGAATTGTTCAGAACTGGTCAAAGTCTGGGATTGTTTCTTCATCTCCTTCTGTATTCAAGTCAACTTCTCCATTTAATCTTCTAGCTATATCTCTTAAGTCACCACACTCACTTATATTAAAATTATTAAAATTTAAGTTAATAGAATTTTTTCTTAAAGTGTCATTGATTCTAACTGGCTCAACTGCGCCAGCAATGTCGCTACCAAGGTGTCTTGCTTTTACATTTATCAATTTATGAGTACCAAACTGCGGCCCTTCTAGCTCTATTTCATCTGCGGTTTTGTTTCTTAATATAAACATGTGGGAACAGAATTGAGTGATTCTATCTGATAGTGAAACAATTGATTCATCATCAACTATTGACTGAGCTGTTCTGTTATTTGTTATGCCATACCTGTTAGACTGAACAGAAGTAATCATAGGTATAACAGGCTCTCCTTCATATATGATTTCTTTTTGAACACACTTCTTAAATTTATCCACCATTTCTCCAACTATCTGCCACTCTGACTTATTAGCGGATGATTCTGATGTTGTTTTAATGTAATCAAAAGAGAAAACCATTTTGTTTCCCCTTCCTACTTTTGAGTAATAAAACCTTTTAAGGGTGTTGACCATTGAATCAACATCCATGCCACCAACATTATAGTAATAAAACTTTAATTCTTTTATTTTAGGCCAAACACTTCTTACTTTATCAACTACATCTTTACCAGCTTGTCTCCATTTACCGCTTTCTAAAAGATGCATGGGTACGCCAGACAATGCTGCACATTGTCTCATTATAAGCTCCTCCTTACTCATTTCACCGTTGTCAAAATGCAATACAGGTACATCATACTCAAGGCTAACTTTAGTGGAGTAGTCCATGCAAAACTGAGTTTTTCCAACTCCAGATCTAGCTACTATAACAGTTATGTTTCCTGCTCTTAGTAATGATCCATAGATCTCGTTAACTTTAGGATGTGGCCCCATCATTCCAAATTCTGTCAATGGGTTGTTGCCTCTATCTTCCACCAAGTCCTCCATCTCTTCGTAGATGTTAACTGGAGTGTCGTTGCCTAACTCATAAAGATTAATCCTGGAATTATATATTGAGTCAGAAGCCTCAACTATGTCTCTGTAAGAAGCCTCTGGAGGCATTTTTTTCATCTTACGAGCTATTTGTTCAGACGACGCTAATATTTCTCTTCTTATAGAATATTTTTTTAATTCTTTCGCTGTCTTTATTACATTACCTTTTGGAACTTTTCTTAAAGCTAATGACTTAATATAATCAGATGGGTTTAAATTATCTTCAAAAGATAATCCTACCTCGTTAACTCTTTGAGCTATAATTATTTCATCTATATCATCGCCAGCATTGACTGCTTGCTCTACTATCCTAAAAATCGTTGAATTTAATGAACTTTGATCAGAATAAAAATCTGAAACAGATATAAAGTTACATATCTCTGTTAGTGAAGCAGGGTCTTTTAATAAACCTGCTAACAGCTGTTTTTCTAACTCGTAAGAATATATCATTCGACTTCTTCAGGCTTTTCATCTCGATTTATAAAACCTTCTAAAGCTTTAAGAAGAGCGAGTTCTGTCATTGAACAATCAAACCTCTGGTAAATTAAAGGCTGTCCGTTTTCAGAGGATACAGCCATTATAATTCCTTTATACTTATCTATCCCTCCAGATAATTCATATAACTTATCAACCATTTCAGAGGGGATGCTAAATTCCGCCTCTACATCGTCATCTTCTATCATAGGTATATTTGTTGATCCACAAAAAGAGATGCTGTTATTTCATCTTGTGGATATATTTCTGCTAATTTTATATTATTGCTTTTGCAAAACAATAGTTTGTCTTCGTCTCTTTTGAGCTGATCGCAATACTTAAATCTATTCTTATGAAAAAATTTAACATATTTCGTATGCTGCTCTCCTTGAACTTCTACTGCTACTTTTTTATTAGCGTTGTAAAAGTCTAAAGTCAATCTAGTTCCAACAACTCTAAATTCTTCAAATACAATATCGTGTATCCAAAATGGCTTTAAAAATTGTTTTACTCTAGTTTGAAACTTGCTTCTACTGGGTTTATCCCAGTTTATGAGGTATTTTTTTGCGTTTTTTAGATTTCTTTCTCGGCCATATACATCAATAAATTTCATCAGGAAATCTCTTGAATGTATTTTTTAAAATAATCAAAAAGAAAATTAGAGATAGTTGGGTTGTCCTCTATATACTTAAAAACTTTATTCATGCCTTGAATTTTTTCTGGAAATTCCAACTTATTTTCTAACAGAAGATCTTTAAAATCATCAGTGATGCTTATCCAAGCGCCACTCTTTTTAATGAATTCAAAAGACTCCAAAAGATTTACAATTTCTTTTTCAATCCATATTGATGTGCCTCCTTTTCTACCATATCTTATGGGGTATGTTATTTTTTGATTAGTTTTCTCATTAGGAGATTTTTTTACTGTCACCTTAGCATGAACTCCAATAATTGGATTTGTTTTTGGGTCATGTTTTTTTGTTGGGTCTTCTAGAATTTGATCTCCAGCAAATCTTGGATCATATTCTATAATCCAGTTAGCGAAATGCAAAAGAGCGTTTCCGCCTGTGGCTGTAGTTTGTCTAATAGGAGCTTTGCTATAAGGATCAAGCTTTATATCGGCCCTAACTTGAGATATAAAAATAGCCATGTGACCTCTTTTAGCTAATTTAATAGACATCTTTTTCATGAATGTAGCAGCTACAACTGCCCCACCTGCAACTTTTACAGAATCTTCATATCCTTTTGCTTTGTCATTTTTTAGTATTAAGCCATCAACAGAATCTAAAACAAAGCAGTACTTTATGCCTGTCTCGTTATGGTCAATAAGTTTTGTTATTATTTCAGCGACCGCTTCATAGATATTGCTTTCAAAAACAAAGCAAGAACCGTTTTCCCATTCATTGTGTTCTGTTACAAATTTTAAACCAGATCTTTCTTTCATTTCTGGAGATAGCCTACCTTCAGCTTTGATATAGAACCCTCTTGAGTTAGGCACGGTTTCCAAAAAGTTTTTCATAACCTGTAATGACTCAGATGTTTTACCACCTTCGTTCATGCCTGTGAACCTATGTAACCCAGGACCAAAGCCTCCTCCAAGCTCCACATCAAATTGTAAAGAACCGCTAGAGACTTTATAGTTTTCCTCTACCTCAAAATTGTAATGATCTTCTTTATTTGTTTTCAAAAAATTTTCTAATATTTTTTCTGGATTTATATCACTCATCTAAAAAGTCTTTAATTGTTTTTTTCTTAAGTTTTATTTTAGCATCTTTGCCAAATTTTTCACCTATATTATATTTGGGATATTTAGAAAAGTCTACTCTAAAATTAAAAGCCCTAAACTTTTCGTCTAATGTGCTTTTAAGCTTTGGACTTGTCAAGTATGCTAATGAGTCAAATTTATTTTCAAAAGATATACAAGACATAAATTCTTGAGAATATCTTTCTATGAGATCATTTAACATTTTCATTTCCCTAGAAAAAAAAGGTCTCCTGCCTTTTTCTGGTACGTCAAGCAAGCGAAAAAGTATCTCTCTCTTATTTAAAAGCACTAATTATTATCTAGCAATTTTATATCATTATCAACCATCTTTTTAACTAAACCTGGAAAATTAGTTTTAGGCTTCCATCCAAGCTCTTCTCTTGCTCTGCTAGAATCGCCCCAAAGCAAATCAACTTCTGCTGGTCTATAAAATTGCGGATCAACTTCCATCAGTAAATCATCACCATGAAAATATTTACAATCTTCATCTACTCCTTCCCATCTACACATTGATCTATGAAATCCTGCTGCGTTAAATGCCTCTTCAACAAACTCTCTAATTGTGTGAGTCTCATTAGAAGATAATACATAGTCATCGGGTGTTTTTCGCCAAACATTAATCCAGTACTTCTCTTGATTTAACATTCTCCATATACCATCCATAAAATCCTCTGAATCACTCCAATCTCTTTTGGAATCTACATTGCCAAGCCTCAAAGGCTCAAAAGATTTTTTACTAGCATACTCATGGCTAATCCGAGCAACGTTCTGAGTAATTTTTCTTGTTACAAACTCAGATCCTCTTCTAACGCCTTCATGGTTAAAAAGCCAGCCTTGGATAGCATATAAACCATAAGAATCTCTATATACTTTAACTAAGTGCCTAGCAGAGCATTTAGAAGCGCCATACGGACTCCTGGGTCTAAGGGGATGTTCCTCTGTTTGAGGTTCGTTTACAACGTCTCCAAACTCCTCAGAAGAGCCAGCGTTATAATATCTACACTGTGGACAATGCCTTTTTATAGCTTCAAGCTGATGTAATACAGCTAACGCATTTGTCTCCATATGCTGAGTAGGCATTTTCCAACTTGTACCCACAAAAGAATTTGCAGCAAAGTTGATAAAATAATCAGGTTTGTGTTCAGCTATAACTCTGTCCACATTTTGAGGATCAGTTACATCTAAATCAATGAGAAAAAATCTGGGGTTATCTAATAAATGAAGAATATTTTCATGATTTTTAACACTTAATCTTCTAGCCCCGCCAATTATAGTATGGGAAGTATTTTTTAAAAGATAGTCAACCATATTACTACCATCTTGTCCTGTTACTCCTGTAAT